GACTGCACGTCTCCGCTATTCGTCACAATGTCAACGCGGATCGTAACGCCGCGCAGTGTATCCTCTTGAACCGATGCCGAAACAGATCGAGCGGCCCTATCATCTACAAGCCAACGCAAAGAGCGCTCCGCAGAATTTGCAACCTGGTTCTTTATGTCCCGCGTCAGTCGACTTTGATCGTAAAGCCAAAGACGTGAGCCCACGCCGCGACCACTAGCTGCGGTCAGAATGTCGCCCACCCATCCGCGCCTGGAGCCCGCATCGGCAACCGCACTCGCCGGTGCGCGACCGTCCGTGAACAGACTAACAAGAATTGCCGTCTCAAACCCGTCAACGGTCGAGAAATCTCCGCCAGAAATCTGCAAGTCAAACAGCCCATTCTCGTCTTGTCTGACCATAAAATCTTGCATTAGTTAGGACCGCCAGTATTCCCGCCGCCAGGCTCAACGCCGGAATGTGTATGTGTTCTCAAGTCAACGCCATCCGCAGAAACAGTTCCACCTGTTACGGATATTCCGCTTGCTGACATTGTAATGGTGCACCCGCCTATTGTAAATGTAGCCGATCCGGTAAGCGTTACGTTTACATTGCTGGCCGTTATGTCAACATTTGCGTTGACTGCATCAATCTCAAGATCGCCATTTTCTTTGAATAGCGCATAGGAGCCGGTCAGGTAATTCGCAAGACCGACCTCGCCGGATTTCAGGCTTCGCAGCGTCCGCGTTGCCGGGGCGTCGGCAATGCCGATAAGGTTGCTGTCCTGCCCGTTTTGAGCCCACACAAGCGCAACGGACCCCACTGGCGGGTTATGGCATAGGCCGTAGGGCGTCCATAGCGTCCCTGTGCGCGATGCGCCTTGATATGCGAGCGTGCCGCCACGAAGGTCTACAGTGTCGTCGGTTGCCGTCACGCGGGCAGATTTGAACGCGGATTTGATCCGCTGCACCATCTTTCTCATGCCTGCAAATTCTTTCCGCGCGATGCCTTGCGAGCATCGGTCTCGTCGCCTATCCGAACATTGTATCCCTCCGGAGGCGCGCATGTAATATCTGTTTGAGTGCCGGAGTTAAGCGATGCGCTATATGTCACCGACCTGATCAAAAATATCCCGCGAATGCCCATAGGCTCATCATCGACTTTCACAAGCTGCCCGAAGTCCCAAAGCGTGCCATCGTTTTGCGCTACCCCTGCCACGGTCGCGGCGTAGTCTGTCGCGCGCGTCTTGCGGATGTTAGCCTCTTCGACCGCACGTCCCGCGCATTCCGAGTTAGACATGCTTTCCTCGGCCTGCGCCTCGTAGTACCGGCTGGCGCGAATTTCCGCGTCGGTCGCGTTGCCCTTGTGGTCCGACGCCTCATCGTCATAGCTATCCTCAAATCCGAGGTTTGACTGACTGGTTATGCGGTATCGCCCAAAGCGGCCTTGATGATCGAACGATGCGCTAGACGATTTGATGTTGTTTTCCGATCCGCCGACGCGGTTTAGCAACGGCGTTGATGCTCGTGTTGAACCCGGACGATAGATCAACAGGCGACCGTCACCTGACGGCACCAGGTACACCTGTTTCTTGCGAGCGAAGGATGTAAGGAAATCCATGCACAGTTGCCCGCTATCTGCGGATATTCCGGTATCTTCATCGAACTCATCATCGGGCGGCGGCGCGCTTACCGACACCGACTGACCAATGACGTTTGCAACGGCAATATCCGCGCCAAGCGCGGCAATGACTTGCTTACAAAAAGCCGTTAGCGTGATCGGCGACGATATGCTTTTAGCGGCATCCGGCACCGAACTATCAATCAGGTCCGCAGTGTTGTCTCGACCGGCAACCGTAACCTCTTGCCCGCTTTCGCTTATGCGCGAGCGCACGGTATCAGCGAAGCCGGTAAGCTTGGTTACGCCGTTTATGACGATCTCAACACTGTCTCCGGACCGCACGGGAAAACTCGCCGGAAGCGTGTTGCTCGACGTGAACTCAAAAACACCGGCGTTTGTGTCGATTGAGCGCGTCAGCGATGCGCTTTCCCATAGCGTAAACTTCTGGCCGTTGACGCGGATTTCAAAAGCCATTACCTAGCTCCTGAATGCCGTTATGTCGCCGTTAAGCGCCGTCGATTTCTTGCCCGGGTTTAGCCTGCGAAGGTCTATCGCTCTATCCTGCAACTGAGATGCCGACGTAAATTCCTCAGCATACAGACTATGCGCCTCAACAAACGCGGATGATGGCGTTTGGCGAGTGATTGTCACCGTCTCGAACGCCTCCTGCCTCTTTTGCTCAAGAACGTCAAGCGCCGCGATGCGAAGGTTTAGAACGGCATCGCGCACTGTCTCATCGGACTGCAATATGTCGCGGTCCTGCGTATCCACGCGCATGATGCGCTCGTTTGCGGCCTCGACTTGCTCGCGAACCTCATTGATTTCCGTAAGCGTGCCGTACTCCTGAGCCGCTGCAATCTCGTACGCGCCGACAAGGGCGGCAACGCGGTTGGCAAAAACGATTGCCTCGCGGTTGTTATTTCTAGCGATGCGCTGCGCCGTTGTCTCCGGCCATAGCGGAACGGTTACTCCCGTCGCGATGATGCCGCCGGTATCTCTGCGCATTGCGTCAAAAGACATTGATAGCCCACTGCCGAAAAGCGTCATATTCATGAAGCCGTCGAACGCGCCGGATATGCTGCGACCCGCAGAAAGAAGTGACGAAATTCCAAGACTGGTTTGCTGCCAGATCGAAATGATTTGCGATGCTGGACCTGTCAAATCGCGGATGATGTTTGGCGCTGTTGATGTTGCGATATCAACAATGGACTGAATTTCAGCAATGTATGAAGTGGGAAGAAGCGTTGAAAACTCGTCTACAACTGTATCAATCGACTTGATGAAATCAAATTGCGCGACAAGAGAATTCGCGGCAGTAGTCGGTATGCTCCAAATGTCTCCAAACGCCTCTTGTATTTTTCCGCGCGCAACGTCGCCCAGATCGTATACGTCCTCAACGTCACGCCGGGCCGTGTCAGGCCCTGCGGACGGGCGTCCAATGGCGAACTCAAGATCGAACGATGCCTCGCCGATTTCTTTGTGTGTAGTGTTCACGCTGTACGGAAGGGCGTAGGCGTCAACAGCGCCGAACACGGGCAACACAAGCTCTCCCGGCCCAGCCTCGTTTAGCGCGGCACGCAACGCGGCCATGCGGTCGCGCCAGTCAACGCCATGCACGAAAGCGCGAACGGAAAACTTGCCCGGCAGTCTCCCCAAATCTTCCACAAAACGCTCATCCGAATTGACGTATTCGTGTAGAGCGATCTTGCGGCCTTCTTCCGGCAAGATTTCAGCAGTGACGTTAAACGGCACGCCGCGAAACGATGCTGGTAAAAGTTGCTCTATCCGATTGTCCGGCATGGTCAGTAATCCGTTGCGATGTTAGAGCCGCCGTTGAGGTTGATATTGGAACTCTCGACCTTTGTTCCGGGTGTTGCTGTTACTGAGATGCCGCCATTGACATCGAGGCTTGATTGTTTTTCCTTTCGTGTTGCTACTTCCTCAGCGCCATTGAACATTCCAGCAACCTTCATAACGCCACCCGCCAAAAGACCGACAGGACTATTTTTCAGTATCCAGATTATAGCATCAATCACAGGCAGAATTGCTTGATACGCAGTATTGACAGCAGACGTAAACTCATCCCAATAGATAACGAGCGCGACTATGCCAGCGCCCAGAAGAGCGAAGCCTCCGACTATTGCAATAACCGGCAAGCTGATAGCGGCTAGAGCACCAGCGACAAGACCGAGGCCGATAAGAAGTGGTCCAGTTCCAGCGGCGAGAACGGCAACAAGAACGATTATTTTCTGCATCTTGGGGCTAAGCCCCTCAAACCAAGAGCCGAACCTCTCAATCGCGCGTGTCGCCATTTGAATGTATGGCAGTAGAACCATTCCGATTTTGATGCCGACACGACCGATTGAGTTTGACATACTTGTCATGCTGGCGTTGAACGTCGCGCGCTGCTTTTCAAACGCCTCATCAACGGCGTTCGCGCCGGTACGCATGTCATTTAGCGTTGCCCTGAAAGCATCGCCTACAGGCCCGGTAAGGCCGATTGCGGCGGCGAGGGCTTCAGTTGAGCCAAGCAGCTTTAGCATTTCTGCGTCATTACCCTTGAGGCTTTTCTTTATGCTTTCAAGCGCTGGCACAAGTCCGCCGCTTTTTTTGATCAGGTCGTTTATGTCTTTTGCGCCAAGCCTGCGGAACATCCGCGCGCTTTCTTTCGTCGGCCTAGTGAGGCCAGCGATTACGGCACGCAACTGTGTATGAGCCTGCGCAGCCGGAAGGCCGGTAGTGGTTAGGGCTGCAACAGACGCCAGATATTCATCAATGCCAATACCGGCGTTCGCCACTGTGCCAGCAACAGCGCCGAAGCCCTGCGCAAGTTGCGAGATTGTGGTTTTGCCGGTCTTCACCGTCTTGAAAATCAGGTCATAGATGCGCGCTTGATCATCACCCTTCAGGTTGAACGCGTTGATAGATGACGTAACTAGATCAACTGCCTCCTTGGTGCTACCCAATCCGGCAACACCCAAGCGCGCTGAATTTTCAAGCACCGACATTGCGTCGGCTGCGGAAACGCCAGCCGACCTAATGTCATACAGCGCGGATGTAAGATCGGATATTGCTACGGGAGTGCGCTTACTGATTTCCAGAACTGCGTTTTGCATATCTGCCATACTCTCGACATTCGTGTCGATAAGCGTGGAGACGTTACCCATTGCGGCCTCAAATTGACCGAACGCATATGCACTTGCAGCACCTAGACCGACTATCGGGGCGGTCAGAGACGCAGAAAGAGTTTTGCCAGCACCTATTGATGCCTGCGAAAACTTCTTCAGGCTTTCCTGATTTTTTTTTATGAGCTTATCTAGCTTGCCGAGCGGCCCGCTGAAACGGTCAAGAACTTCGTAGATATATTCGACAGTATTGGCCATTACCTACGTCCGCCCTTGACCGCATCCTTCGCGACTTTCGCCAATTTTGCTTGCCGCCTTCTGATATATTCTATCTGAACCAGCGGCATGTTTTCGACTTGGGCGAAACTCAGAGCGCCTTCACTTGCGTAGGCTGTGTCGTAGCAGTATTCCGTCCACTGACGGAAATCCCACCCAAGCCGATACCAAAAAAACAGCAGTATTTCACCGCCGCGTCGAACTGGTC